TACTGATTCTATGCTGGGGTCTGACTCAGCAGAGGTTAGTGGTGTAGCTATTCAGGCAATACAGAATCGTGGTGCTATTATGATTCAGGTGCCGCTTGATAACTTACGTAAAGCAAGGCAGTACCTTGCAGAACGGGTCTTACATCTACTGCAGAGTTTCTATACAGAAGAACGAATCATTATGGTGACAAATGAGGATATTCCAACGGAGCCTCGTGAAGAAGTTGCTATTAATATTCAAACGCCTGAAGGTCAAATTATTAATGACCTGACACTGGGTGAATATGATGTGATTGTCTCAACAGCACCTGCAAGGGATAGCTTCGATGAGGTGCAGTTTGCTGAAGCCCTGAATCTCAGGCAGGTCGGGGTAGCTATACCTGACGATGCAATTGTCCAGTATTCGCATCTTGCCAAGAAAGAAGAGTTGGCACAGCGCATACGTGCTGTTGCTGGTCAGGAACCACCAACGGAAGAAGAAGTGCAAGTTATGCAGATGCAGGAGCAGATGGCGATGCAGCGTGTGCAGCTTGAACTGGCTAAACTTGAAGCAGAGGTACAGCATCTTAAAACTGAGTCTGCGCTTAATGTTGCGAAAGTTCAGGATACTGCTGATGTTGATCCGCAACTGCGTGTGGCTGAGCTACAAGCTAAGATACAGATGAAGCAAGAAGAACTCGACCTACGTAGACAATTATCAGCGGCAACTAATGAAGTACGTACTAATCAGCAAACGACTAATGCAGCTACTAGAATCGCTGCTACTGCGATGCAAACAGCGGCAAAACGACCTGAACCTGCTCCACCTGCAGAAACGGATATTCCTAATATGCGTACCCCCCAAAATCTTTAAAGGACAATTCAATGAGTGAACAAGCAAAAGAGAAGGAAGCGATAACTTTTGAGCAAATGCCTGGGGCTGATCCCACTGAAAAGGCTGAAGAGACTGAAAATCTTGATATGAATTTTGCTTTTGGCGAAGAGGAAGACGATGTTTCACGTGAAACTTCAGAAACTGAAGAGGTTGAGGAAGCTGAACAAGCTGAAACTGAGGCTGAACAGGCTGAAGAAGCTGAAACTGAGGCTGAAGAAGCTGAAACTGAGGCTGAGACAGAAACAGAAGAGCAGGTGGCTGAAGATCTGGAGCCAAATAAGAAAGAAGCTCCTAAAATGATACCTAAGTCCCGTCTGGATGAGGTATTAGCGCAGAATAAAGCCCTAAAGAAGCGTATTGAGCAGTCGGAAAAGGTACAAAAAGAGGTAGAGGAAGCCCCTGAAACCTATGATTTTGATACAAAAGAAGAAGAGTACATGGATGCGGTGCTCGATGGTGATAAAGATAAGGCTAAAGCTATCCGAAAAGAAATTAGGCAAGCGGAAGCTTCTAAAATGGGGACAGAGCTAACTAGAGATATCGAAACAAAGGTAACCCGTAGCTCTACTGAGACAGCAATTCAAGAGGCTGCTCATGCTATTGAAGAGGCTTTTCCCATTTTTGATACTAATTCCCCTGATTTTAATGAGACATTAACTTCAGAGGTGAATAAATACATGACGGGCTTTATCCAATCAGGCCAAAACCCCGTAGAAGCCCTAGAAGAGGCAACAACTTATGTTCTGCAGAAGAATGAAATGTTAGAAAATACTGTACCAGTATTAGGTAACGCAGATAAGACGGCTAAGAAAAAGGCTCAAATCAGTAAGAAACTTAAAGCGGCTGAGTCTCAGCCACCTGATCTTCCAGGGGAAAGTTCTGCGAACAAGGGTGAACAACCCTACGATCTGAATAATATGACGGAAGAAGAGTTTGATGCTTTACCAGAAGCCACTTTGAAACGTATAAGAGGAGATATAGTATGACTAGTATCAAAAAAAGAAGCGTAGATAAGAAACCAGCCGCTAAGAAGAAAAAGAAGGTTTCTTCAGGCTATAAGTTCGGTACTCTATTAGGTGGAAGTACTATTCCAAAAAGGCTGCGTAGGCGTGGTTCTGGAGTAGTAAATCGACGTAAATGGCGAGGTGGAAAACCTGGCCCAGGGAAGAAATAGGAGAAATTATCATGCCAATTGCACCTTACGATTTTTCTAAAGATAAGGAAAGACAAAGAAAGCTGAAAAGAAAAAGGACTAGTAAAAATAAGCGGCTAAAAGGAACCGTTACAGGTAAGTGGAAAAATCGTAAAGATACTACGGTACGTAGGACTAAAAGAAAGTCCCCAACTCCAAAGAAACGATAGAGAGGATAGTCATGCCTAAAGTAGGAAATAAACGCTATCCGTACACAAAAGCGGGGTATGCCGCCGCTAAAAAGGCTAAAAAAGCCAAGAAAACTAAGAAACTGGGCAAGAAACGCTGAAAAAGCTTGACCAGCTTAGATAAGTATTACTAATATTCAACTTTCGTCCCCCCTGTACGATATCAGGGCGTGTCGATCACGTAAAAAACGTCCTCGTCTGACAGACGTAAAACGTTCCAAGGGTCGCACCTTGCTAAAACTGCGCTAAGACGTAGCTTCACGATACGAAGTAACGGATTAGCCGTGTCTTAAAACGGCTAGGATGGGCTTATGCCTGTAGTGTAACGTATAAGGAGAACCTATAATGGCTCTTACTAACTTTGCGTCACTGACTAGCAATCAATTGACAGCTTGGTCACGTGACTTTTGGAAAGTTGCACGTAATATGTCATTCATTAACCAGTTCGCAGGGACTGGTCAGAATGCTATGGTTCAGCGTGTAACTGAATTAACCAAGAACGACAAAGGTACTAAAGCCGTCATAACGCTATTAGCAGATATGACAGGTGATGGTATCACTGGTGATAACACCCTAGAAGGTAATGAAGAAGCACTAAGAAGCTTCGACATTACTGTTGAGCTAGACCAACTACGATTCGCTAACAGAATCGCTGGACGTTTGGCTGACCAGAAGAGTGTTGTTAACTTCCGTGAGCAATCTCGTGATGCACTAGCTTATGCTATGTCTGATCGAATCGACCAGTTAGCGTTTCTAACGCTTTCCGGTGTTGCTTACACTCATAAAACAAATGGTGCTTTGAGGAATGCCTCTCCGACAGCTGGACATGATTTGGTTGATCTGGAGTTTGCTTCCGATGTTTCCGCACCAACAGGTGCTCGACACAGACGAGTAGACGTATCTGGTGGTACTTCAACTCTTGAAGCTGGTGATACTACTGCAGTAGCAGCCACTGACAAGATTGCGTATCGTGATATTGTTAATCTGAAAGCTTATGCCAAGGATAACTATATTCGAGGTATGCGTGCTGCAGGTAATCAAGAGGTTTATCATCTCTTTGTCACACCTTCTCAAATGGCAGATCTGAAGCTTGATTCAGACTTCTTGGCTAACGTCAGGAATGCTGGGATCAGAGGCCCAAACAATGAATTGTTTGCGGGTTCTTCAAGCCTGATGGTTGATGGAGTCATGGTTCACGAGTTCCGTCATGTATTTGACACCTCTGGAGCTACGACTGGTACTAGCAGTAATGCGGGTGCCGCTGGTTACAAATGGGGAGCGAATGCCGATGTTACTGGCGGTCGTGCTCTATTTTGTGGCGCACAATCCCTTGCTATGGCTGATATTGGATTGCCTGAAATTGTTGAAGATACTTTTGACTATGAAAACCAAGCTGGTATTTCAATAGGCAAGATCTTTGGCCTCCGTAAACCTAAGTACAATAGTGATCACAGTGGTTCCGTTCAGGACTTTGGTGTTATCGCTCTTGATACTGCTCAGTAAGGAGGAATAACTCATGGCGACTTTTACGTCTGATGCTATAAGTGGGAATTCAGCATTTCAAAATTTCCCACAGGGTAACCTCGGAGTTAGAGTAGCAAACTACTCTATCGGCGCTGCGTTAGCCGCAAACGATGTCATACAGATGTGTGATGTCTTTGCTGGTGAAACAGTCTACGGTGTTATGCTGACTGCCCCTGATCTCGACACAGGTGGCTCTCCTGCTATTGTTCTTGATGTTGGGTATGGTGGCGCTGCTGCTTCCCTCATTGATGGTTCTACCATTGGACAAGCAGGTGGTACAGCTTCTAGTCTGGCAGTTGGTAATGCTACCCACGGTAGTACTGCCTCTGCACCTGCGACCTTTGCTGCAGATGACACTATTGATGTCACTGTTGCAACGGCTCCACAGACTGGTGCTACCAGTGGTACATTAACCATGTACCTTATCGTAGGCTAAAAACCTATAGACTCCCTCTCTTCGCGGGGAGGGAGTCATTTTAAAGGAGATACTATGAGAGTAGTTTCTGATACTGACCTACGTGTAGCTATGCTTAGTGGTACTGTTGTTCTATTTGAAGCTGGTGTAGAACGAGAGATCGCTGATGAAGTTGGTATGGTTGCTATGCAGATGGGTGCAAGGTTAATAGAGGGTAGCGCCCCCGTCGAAGAGAAGCCAGATGACCATTGGTCTGATGAAGTTGCGGCTCTTACAACTGATGAAGATCCTGATATTAACGAAGCACTTACCGCTCAAGATTCTGTAGAAGAAATTGTAGCTGTTATTGAAACTATCGTTAGTGAAGGTGACCCTAAGAATTTTAAAACAGATAATTCTCCAAAAGCGGCAGCTATTAATAAGTTGGCGAAACGTAAAGTGACTACAGCTGAACGGGAAGCGGCTTGGCAGATTTATTTAGATAGGTGATAAATGGCTGTAACAGTCCAAAGTGTTTTAGATAGAGTTCAACAAACCCTTCAGGACACTGGGGGCATTCGTTGGTCTTCAACTGCTGAGCTTATCCTTTGGGTTAACGATGCCCAGCGTGAGATTGCTATAACAAAGCCCGATGCAACTGCAGTAAATACAACGGTAACTCTTGCTGCTGGTACTAAGCAGACGATACCTGCAGATGGTAATCGGTTGCTAAATGTTGTTCGTAATATGTCAGCTGCAAGTAGTGGTACAGGTAAAAGAACTGTGCGACTTGTTTCGCGTGACATTTTAGATTCTTTAGAACCGTCTTGGCATGATCCTGCTGTGAAAGGTGACGCTAAACATGGAGCTACTGTAAAACATTTCATG